GTATAACGGAGTTCGATACATTCCCATCCGGAGAATCTATCGGAATAAATTTATTAAATGCAAAATTAAGATCATTACGATTAACAATCTTATTGGAATCATAAACATACATAGGATATAAATCCGCTTTCAACATATCTAGTCCTAAGTTCTGTGCAACTGCCTTAGCCCTCTGTTTATCTTCCGTTAAATCAGGAATCGAAGTTCCATCCCAATCATGGGCTGTCGGGTACAAGGGCCTATCAATAGCCGGCCACGGAGCTAACTTCTTATTTTCTTCTCTTTTTAAAATTTGTATGCCTATCACCTTCGCTCGGTCATTTGCTAACCATACTTTTACCTTCTCAACCTTGCCTTTTACTTCCCAATGTGTAAACCATCTAGTAATGTCGTATTCCGCGTTCACACCAAGATTATCTTCTCCCGTAGTTTTCTGATTCTGCCTGGCTTGTGCCGAGTCCCTAGCCTCAATCGCATCTTTTAAAAGAGACATTGTACCGCTACCCAATTTAATTCCCCTAAAATCATTGTCGAAGATGTGCGAGTGTTCTTTTATAGCCTTTTTAGTCATCTTTATTTCACTACCAAAGAATCTAGCACTGCCCGTTCCTTTTCTGTTCCCGTTAATTGAAGTAGCACGAGGATCTCTTAAGAAAGTTATCGGATCTAGCACTTCTGGAATTGGTAGATAAACTCCGTTGTCCGGATCTCGCTCATATTCCTGTAACAATAAAATACCTCTACCGAAAAACAGGGCGTCCCAGTCCCACTCGTAATCAACCTGATCCTTCTCCATCTCTGCGTAGTCGTATTCGGCCATTGCATTTAGGTTCTCTGCTACTTCTGCGTCTCCTTCTTCTCTGCCTCCGAACTCTACCATTAGTCTATCCGAATAAAGAGAAGCCAATACAGTCTGATGTATTGTGAACATTGTGGTGTCACCTACAGCCTCTTTATTTCGCTTTTGATTGTTATATAACTTTAACCGCAGTCCCCACTCATCCTTTTTAGGCTTTTGGTGTTTAAATGCCAAATCATACTCCACCTGTATTTGCTTCGCTAAAGTTTCATAATCCCCACCTGGAAACTTCATATCTACGTCTACTTGTTTTAATACTTTTTCTTTAATTTCTGGCATAACTATTATGATAACTCATATGCTTGACGTTGTTGCTAAACAATTCAAGATTATCAGGCAAATTATTTAATCTATCTCTATCCTTATGATGAACAACTTCTTTTAATTTTAAATATCTTCCAAGTTTCTTTTCCATAACTAAGCGATGTTCTCTTATATATCCTGCTTTAGTGGCAAATGGATGGTCCGGATTCCATATACCCATATATTTCTTCCCAGTATTTGAATACATTACTCGTCTTCCGCCTTTCCATGCCGGATTCTTATCGCCTATTTTAGTCAATGACATCTTTTCTCTAGTCTCAGCACTGCGTTTAATTCCTTTCGCAGCAGAGTTTCCCTTCCTAAACAATTGATGTGGATGATGTTTATAAACCCCTTTAGGCATCCTCTTTCTCCCCATAAATTTCTTCTCCTACTTTTTCAAACTCTTCTACCATAGCTTTCTGTTCCTTTGTCACCTCTTCACCTAGTAACATATCTAAAGTAGCAACTGCCCCGGCAAAGATCAATGCCGCACTCTGGTTTATCTCGTCTTCTGTCAGCTTCTTCTTACCTTTCGTTGGGGTTATTATCAAATAAGAACTGTACACTTGCCCGCCAAATTCCACAATAAACTCGAAGATCTCCCCATTAATCATCCGTATATAAATCATATGGCTTTTATAGAGTGTTGCTTTGAGGATTGTAATGCGCCCTTTAACCTTCTTTGGTTTTAGTTTAACTTCTTTGGCCATGTGTTTCTATTGTAACATTTTATTCTAAATCTATCTCTACATTTTCGTCTATTAACTGAGAATCATTTATTTCTACCCGGACTATTTTGTTATCGGCCTTAAAAACTAGGAATTTACCAAACGGGTACTTTCTCAGTTTCTGTAGTAGGGAGGCTTCTCGCCTGGCTATGGTTACCACGACCTTCTCTTGGGGTCGGTGGGGCACGAAGGGCGCTGACATTACCAGTATGGATCCATCATAATTTTATGCTCCACAGCTCCTAAAGACTTTATCTTTTCCCTGTATCCTACTGCAAAGGTTCGGAAGGCATCTGAATTGCTAACTAGAAATCCATTTGCAAAGTAACAATGGTCTTTTTTGACCGTTAAATCATATACGGGTTCATTTTTTAATGAAACGAGCTCTACTTTTACAACTCGTTGAGCAATATTTTGATCTTGATGGATAATATGTTTCGTATTCTTTACCACACACGACACACTCTTTAGAACATGTTTTCCTATTCTCCCAAGTCTTTTTGCCGTGCTTGGAATGCCATTCCCTACCTTCTCTTGATCTATGCCATTCTTTGGCCGCCTCGATGGCTTGTGGATGTATTTCCCGCAGTCTCTGTTTGTTTTCTTCCGAGTTTGTATATTCTTTAAAGTTTCTATCTCTTGTTTCTTTATTCCAATCTGAATCTTTCTTGTATTGTTCCATAATATGTCCCCTGCTATGTTCTGAGTTATAAATGCAGGACAAATTTTCAATGAGGTTGTTAAACTCATTGCCGTCTTTGTGATGAACAACGTGCCCCTTCGGAATGTCTCCGTTATACTTCTTCCAAATCTCCCTGTGTAATAGCTTATATTCCCCGTTAGTCCTCGATCTATAATAGTTTCTACCTTTCTGTAACCTAAAAGTTGTTCCACCAAACTCGATGGCTTGTGGTTGTTTTGTGTCCATATAACATCATTATATCGCAAAGCATCTGCATAGACAATACCTCTATCCGTGAAGAACCTATGCCCCGGTGTCGCTCTTATGACTTTATCCTCTGTATATACTTCTAAAATTTCATCAACCATTTTTGTTACTCCTGCGTTTGTAACCTCTTTGTATCCACTAGGGGTTTTTACGTAATCCCCAATATTTATATCTTTTATCTCTACTTCCCCACTATTGGTTAATACTTTTGTATTTCCAACTAAGCACCCGTGGGAGCTCCAGTCGTGCGTAGGTCTTGCTCTAAAGACTTGGTTATCCTCGTCCCATTCCTTATGGTAACTACTAAGGGCGGATAGTCCCTGCTCACACTTCTTTTGGTCGAACCAACTCCTGTTAAGTACGTTTCTAACGGCTTCTATTCCGTCCTCTACCGAGAGTTTAGCCGCTACATCAAAAGAAATGCCTAAACTCTTAGCTGTTTCCAACCTTGTCCTACCTGTAGTCAACTCCCTGACCTTTATGTCGTGGGGGGCGTAGTGTGTTCCATACACATATGGCCTCTCTTTCAAATACTTTATATAGTATGCGATACCTTCTCCGCTACTTTCATAATAATCAATGAAATGAAGCTCTTTACCTATTGCTTGAAAGAACCAAATAGACATCGAATCATCAATACCTAGATCCCATGCAGTATGTACAACTGTTGCCGTGTCATGGGGCACCCCAGCTATTCTTCCTTCTTCGTCTGCTAACATTAACTGCTTAGCATAGTATGCGCCCTGTATTGGTACATCGAAGTTACACATATATTCCTGTTGATACAGGGCGTCATTGCCGTCTTTAAGCATAATCTCACGCCTTTCTTGCTCTAATATACGTTGAGGTATAGCGTTAGTATCCAATGCGGTCAAGACTTCTGAATACCATATATCCGGGAAGGCTTCAGCTATTTTTAAAGTCGTGTATCCATGATTCTTTCCTCTTGGCGTGTAAATGAAAGCTGCCCAACCATTGTTTTCCGCTAAAATAGGCCTTAGAAAGTCCCAGGCGGCCGGGTTCTGCAGTGGCCACTCGCTAAAAACACATCCAACAGGGTTTGCGCCCATTAAAGAGTCTATGTTATCACTGCCAACAAGTTGAAACATTGACCCGTTAAGCGTTTCTATCAACATATCTGTATTATCTGTTCTCTTTCTAATTGCTTCCGGGAAGTGGTCGGTGAACTTGTACCCGTCCCTGTCCATTCCGTTCCATATAACTTTCTTTGCTTGCTTATATGTTGGAAATATATAATAGTAATTGCCTACGCGCTCATACATTGCTTTGGCTGTGTAATTTATAAATGTCTTATCCTTACCTGAACGTCTATGTGCGACCCATACAACCCGTTTAAAACCTGCATCTAACGCCTGAAGTACAGGCAATTGATAAGTTCTTGGCTCGAAATTATGCGGTAATCTGATCTTGTTCTTCTTTGGTGTCGACATACTTTATAACCTCTATTGCTTCAATTTTATGTAAATGTTTCTCCGGCGCCATCTTGCCTTTAACTTTATAAGCTAGGTCTAACCCTTTAGATACAGCCTGCGTGTCAGGTTGATCCGTTCCTTTATCCATTTT